TGTACTATGTTGGTAACTTTCATTCTCATATCTTCCGTTTCATTTGTAAATGATTGAGAAGCCTCAACACTACGAGCAACTGAATCTAAATTAGTCACACTACCACTATACCAAGTTCCACCACTTTCGTTACTACCACTTACCCATTGGTCTGCAGTAGTCTCATTAGTTCTGTATCTCCAAGAACATCCATCGGTGGTCGTTGGGTTATCAAATCTTTTACCACTACCCTCTGTCCAAGATTGACTAACAGGATATGCATATAACTCATCCTCACTTGTCAATTCACTTGGATTTGCATCATATAAGTTTAGATAGAAATCAGCGGAAGATGGAATCAACCCATCCTCTATGGATTGTGATATACTTGTCAAATCAAATTTGATAAGAACTCTCGAAACATTTACAACTGAACCATCATCGTTCATATGTTTTACTATTTCTAAAATCTCGTCCCTACCAGAATTTATACTTGAGGAAGCACCACCTTCATATAAGGTTGAATCTGAATTTGGATATATAAAATAATGCATTTATTACTCCGTTGCCGACTCTATGTCGCCTACAACTCTACCCTCAATATCAGTATTAGGGAATTTTAGTTCAAAAATTGCTGGGTCAAGTGATGGATAAATAACTCCACCTTTTGTTGCTTCATTTATATCGTACAAATTTCCACTATATCCAGAAGATGATTCGTACTTGTTTGTAATCACTATCGGTAAATTGTTTGGATTACCATCACTCTTTATCGGTACAATGGCAGCCACACCAGGTACTTTTGAGATAATAGATGAAAGCTCACCAACAATTATAGGTTGATTTATTTGCCACTTGTCTATTTGGAAAAATCTTTTTATTTCTTCTATACACGCCAACACAACTTCGTGTTTATTATAATTTGATAAAGTAAGTACTTGGAATCTAACACCAATGTTTATCACATATGCATCTTTTATATTTACTGCATCTGTCATAAGTCTGTATTGTGTCAAATAAGTTCTTATGTTTTGTTTTACTGCCTCATTTGTAGGAATACAATATTTGTTACTATCATATCCGAGAGTATAAAAATTTAATGCTAATGGATTTTCTTTTTGTGCCAACAAATCACCAAAAGTTATTTGACCACCAAAATTATCATCTAAATATTGTGTATCGATTATAGTATCATATCCAAGTTGTTTTTCACTACCACCTAAAGTTGTATCTTTTGTGATGTATAGTTTTGCAATATTACCATACTTGGTCGGTAGTGATGCAACTCTTGTCATATAATCTTCTTTAGTTACTGCACGACCTTGTGCTTGAAAGTATGCAGCTGCTTCTTTTTTGATTTCATCTATACTTTCACCAGACCTACCACCAGTTGATGGTTGTTTGTTTGATGTAACAAGAGTATTTTTCATATTACTTATTTTTGTTGTATCCAATCCACTTGGAAAATCATCATACTCTACTCTTGTGGGTGCATCTATTGTATTACTTCTAACATTATCATCTGCACCACCACCATAACTATATCTAATTGTTAGTGTTGTGTTTGCTGGTGCTTCACCATAAGTTTTTGTATTTAGAAAATTGGTTGGGTCAAATGCTATATCCAACTTAGATGTACCACCTGGTAATGATGAACCAACACTATCTGGATTTGGTATTATTTCTTCATCAGGTGAATTTGCAGTACCACCACCAAATCTAATCTCAGTAGTACCATTTGAATTCACATATCGTGTAAATCTTTTTGATGTCTTTAGTAACTTCAACATATAAGGTACATCTGATGCATACACGGAAGTTTCAGTATCGAACTCTGGTGTATTTGGTGCTTCAGTAAAAACAGTATCTTGTGCTAAATAAGGAACTTCATACCAATTGTTTCCATCACTATCTATACACGATATAATTTCTAAAATATTACTTTGTCTAAGTGTTACCTTATCATATTTTTTAGGTGACTCGAATGTAAATGTTTCACTTACAACTTCACCACTAATTGCATTTGCCTGTTTTTGTAAAAGATATTTGGTAGCCAATCCTGAACTATCTTGTTCATACATAGTAACACCGATTGGTGACCTTGAACCAGATGCCTGAAAATTTATTGGGTCTGGTACTCTAAATGTTTGTCCACCTTGTGCAGTAACCTGCATCCCAGCTTTTATTCTTGGTGCATAATCGTAATCTGGATTACCTTCTGCAGTTGCTGGTATCACAACATAAACATCGAGTTGTGCTTGTGATGGATATGATAATGATGGTTTGTACCCATATGTTTGTGCAATTTTATAAACCGTTTCTAATTCTTCTGCAAAAGGTAATAAACTTTCTTTGAAAGATAAGTCGGTATAAAAACTCATAACATCACCAACATATGCAGCACTTTCTAAGAACATCATACCAGGTGATGCTTCATTGAAATCATTATATGTATTTGGATAGTATTCTTTTGCAAAATCTATAAGATTTTTACGAAGAGTTGCAAAATCTCTACCATTATATTTTACATTTATATTTCGTTCATCTGCTTTATTTCCACCTTGTGGCATTTTATTCTCCGCTACTTACTACTGAAAAAGTTACAGCATCATAAACATCTGGTGATGACACTACTGTAAATTTCAATATACAATTTAGTTGATTTAGATTTCTTTCATCTTGAGAAATATTGAGTTCTAATATTTGAACATATGGTAAATGTGTAGAAATATTTTCTTCTACTTCACTCTTCAAATTTTCAATCGTTTCATCTGATATGTTGTCAAATAAAAAATCATATATCCCACTACCAAAATCTGGTTGAAATACTCTCTCACCTTTACGAGTCAATAAAACACTTTCTATATTTACTCGTGCAGCTTGTATTAGAGTACCTGTCCGTCTAAAATATCCTTTGTTTCCCAACCTAACAGGATAATCTAAACCAACAGATTTATCTGGATTTTTATCTATTTGTACATATGTACTCATCTAAGTTTTGCCCTTTTGGGTTTCATTCTAAATCTACCTCTCAACCTCTCACAATTATCTAATGTGGATGGTACTTCTCTACCGTTTGGTAATCTACATACACCAACATATGCTTTTGTTTCACCACTTACACCAACACGAACTCTATTTCTTGGTATACCCGCAGCGTTCTGAAAATTATTATCTCTTTCCCCTCTCGAATAAACCTCAGCTCGTATCTCATCTGGTTTCCTAAGATTGTCACCCTTGACATCATTTGGAAACTGAATTGCTGGTGGTAAATCTTGTTCGTAATTTACTTCCAAAAAAGATGGTGATTTCTTCTTACTACCAAAACTACCATCTATTCCACTAATCCAATCCATAAAAATATCAGCCTCTTCTGTTGCAGTTTTGAGATTGTTTTTCATAATATTCAACCTCAACTTCTTTGGTTGGTCTTTTTGGATTGTATACCTATTTTTGTACCGATATAATCTCTGTACTAAATAATTCTTATTTAGAGCCATTTGGTGCTGACCTCTTCAGATTCATAGCATTCATTACTGCCGAGTAATCCTTAGTCAATGCATTTACTACTTCCTCACCGACCTGTTCTGGATTTACATTCTTTTCTCTCAATGTTTGAGCTGCTAAATGTTGTCTCTGAACTTCTTTACTAGCAGGTACACCAAAACCTTCACCGTATCCCATAAGTTCTGTAGCTCTACTTGAATCAAATGTTCCACCACCCATTGTTGGCCACTCTTCATCACCACTATCTTTTTTACTCAAAGCAACTGTTTCATTCAAGATGTCATTTAGTGATTTATTTTTGGTATATTGTTTTTTAGAAACTGGTTTCTGTTTTTTAGTTTCAGAAATTTGTTTCTTCTTACCATCAATAAATATTTCTTTTAGTAACTTATTCATCTCAAGAGTTACTTCTTCTTTAACTATTTTTCTAATGTATGATGCTAATTGTTTTTTAGTCATAATAAACCTCTATATTCTGTATGATAATAATTATTTATTTTTTGAAAAGGTCGTTTATATTTCTAATGTATCGAACATATTTATACATTTATTTAGATTATCAAACGCGGTTGCTAACTGATTATTGAAATCATCTGTGTTTGCATCAAAATCATTATCTATCTCATCTTCTAAATCATCAGATGCATCACCATCTCCATCACCAGTTGCAACTCTACCTAATTCTTTTAAACTTTCTGTTGGGTCACAAGGTTCACCACCCTCACCTTGATTGAAATCACATTGTGATATAATACCTAATAATATTGCCTGTAAACCTGGTAGTGATTGTTTTAGTTTTGATACATTCTTTTTTACTGACCCAATTATTATACCACCACTTTGTATCAACATATTTAGTGCAATTGCTGTTAACATTGCTCTTACTGCAGGTCCTGTGATTGGATTATTCTTTATAAAGAACAATGCAAGTTTACCTACCTTTATAGCAACTTGTATTATTTTTATTATTGCTAAAATTATAGGAATGTACCTTTGTAATTTTTGTATTATCATCAGAAGTTTTTGTACCTCACGAATCAAATCACAAGCAACACCAGGATCGAACTGAACTCTGTTTGCTAAATTTTGAACTTTTTCAATTAGTTTACCTGTAGCTCTATCAATCTTTTGTGTTAGTTTTACGACTTGTCCCAATATACTTGGTATCTGTGGAAAGTCAATATTTGGCATAGTTAGTTTTGCCAAAAATTCATTTAGAAAATCTAACTCATCATCTTCACCTGCAGTACCAGGAGGACAATAGTGTTTTTCTTCATCACCTTCTTCTTCCACATCAGAAGAAAGTGTAGATTCACCGTTGGATGTGTACTTACCAGCTTTTGCATCAGAATCACTAACACTAAATGGTGCCTGATACATTTCACCATTTTCATCAAATGCAGTTCCGTTTATCATAATACCAGGTATGTTTAGTTTTTCTTGGTCTGAAAAAATAAAATAGTTTCTTGCCATAGTTGGTATCAATACACATTCACCAACCGTACAAAATGGGCCATCTATATCAGGACAGATAAATGGTGCATTATAAAGTGCACCACTATTCTTATCCAATACTTGTCCACTTATTATCTCATCACCAAATACTAAGACATACCCATCTGGTACATCGACTCGTAATTGTGTTGCTTTATTTGGGTCACACCATACACTCATATCGTAAATACCTTTTTACTAAATAATCTATCAATTGATTTACCTTCACCATCTCCACCATCTTTGAACTTTGTAACATCAGGTGCACCTGCTTCTAATTCGATGAGGTCTGATTCATTTAAAAATTTTATTTCTTGTTTTAGTTTTGAAAATGCAGATTTCAACTGAACATCTTGACCTGGTGCACCAAGTATGTTTGCTAACGCCCCACTTGATGTTTCACCTGCTGTAGCAAATCCATCTAAAGCTCTTCCTAATTGATTGAAAAATTTTGCAAGTTGTACTCCTCTCACTATGGGTTCTGGTTTTCTTGCTCCATCACCCTCACCAACTTGACCTTTTGCAATACTACCATCTGATAATTCTATTCTACCAGGTAATCCACCTAAGAATATTCTTCCATTCAACACATCATCTTCTGATGGTTTATCATTCACATACAATCTAATTCCTTTGTTTGAATGTATTGATACATTTTGTTTTGCAGAAAATACAAGTGATTGTCTACGAGAATTAAAAATCATATGGTCTGAGTTCATAATAATTTGGTTACCACCTTGAGATGTAACAGCAGCTTTTGGTACAGGTGAACCAAATTTTATATTTGTAGGTTCGTTTCTCAATAAATAAATTGAACTCCCATCATAATTTATATCCTTTGGTATTGGAATCAATTGACCAACACCACGAGCTTCTAAATCATCTTTATATTTTGGAGATGAGTATCTATAATCTGGTAATTTTTCTGATTTTGTATTTCCTTTTTCATCACTATAAAATTCTATATCTCTATTTTTTATATCTTCTGTAGCAAGTCCATTTACTATTTTTACAGAACCACCAACTTGTTTTGGACTTATTTTGGTATTTCGTTTTTCAAAAGAATTTATGTTACTTGAAAAATTTATAAAACTACCATATCTACCTTGTATAAGTGTATCACCTTCAAGTATTCGTGGTTTATTAATAAACTTAGGTTGAAAAAAATCACCACCACTAAAGTTCACTTGTTTTTCAGTTAGTGAATCTTCTCTAATTTTCATCTCACCACTACGACTTCTATTCTTTCGTATATCATTGTTTGGTGTACCTAAATTTTCTGCACCCATTAGGAAATACCAACTACCATTTATTTCAGTACAAATTACTGACTCACCAACAAGTGGCATAAATATCAAATGAGGGTCGAGTGGTCTAACTACTCTTGAATTATCATTTGAATATTTACCATCTATCTTTGGTATGTGTACTCGTATTGTATTGTAATGACTATGATTAGCTTTTTGTGGTGTTATAAGATTACCTTGTCTATCCTTTAGTGGATATTTACCAACATCTTTTATAATTTTTTTGTCGTCAAGATAAACTTTTACAACCTCAGCCTCATACCAATTGAGTCCTGTGTTCATAATTTAGTTTCCGATACTTGGTATTTTTGTTTCAACCTTGTTTTGTAATTCATCACTCTTTTCTTGTATGTCGTTTGCTACACTTTCGAGTGAACCTAATAACTGTTCTTTTTCTTCTTCAGACAATCCAAACTCAGCCTCAGCACCTTTTGAATCAGAACTTGCTAATCGTTGTACGATTGCAGCAATCTTTACTAATTGTTCATCATTCTTTACATTGATTTCTAAATACTCTTTCAACATAGGAATTATTTGAACTGCAGTATCACCATCCTTGATAAAACCAACCACTTCTTTCATCAGTACATCAAGTTGTGTTCTGTTTTTTTCTGTATTTTCATAAATGTCTTTGAACAAATCCGATAAGGATTTTCCCTCAAAAACTTCAAAGTCTATTGCCATTTTGGTTACCTGTTGAATTATTGTTAATAAATAGTGAAAACCCGCATTTGTCCTATAAATTCCATATATATTATAGTTATTATAGACCCTTTTTTAGTTTGAGGGGTCCAAGTTGCTAAAAACAAACGGGAGTAAACAAATGAAAGAGCTAATAACAGATGTAAAGGGATGGGTAGATGACATTGCTCATTTACTTATATCTTTTGTAGCCATTGGTGCTGTTGGTGAAGTCATCTTCGGAACAGGTATCTTTGGTGTCAATGTTATTGGAAATCTAACATCTATTATCAGTAGGTTCGGCGAGTCGGGTTTCGCTGGGCTTGTCGCACTATTGGTGTTGGTGGGTTTGTTCCGTAAATAGGCATAATGGAACATAAGATTACTAGCCTATGGTAATCTTAGAAACTAAAAAGGGGGAAGATATTCCCCCTTTTTTTATTTAGAAAAGTGTATTATATGTCACTTGTGAATTACTCGATGACCTTTCTTGAATTATAGAACCTGTATAGTTCAAATCAATTCCACCATACTTGGAATATTCCCAATATAGTTTTTTGAAATGTTTCTTCATTACATTTACAACTCTTGTGATGTGTTGTGTTTTTGCAGATGTCATTTCACGAATCATCAAATATAATGCCTTCTTGTTGAAGTTCTCGATGAATTTTCTTCTACGAATAAGTTCCAATACAGAATCAGCAACCTTTATATCTTTTGGTTTTTTGAAGATTCTATTTAGATTCTTTTCCCAATATTCAAGTAACTCTTCAGTAAATTCATCATTCAATAAGTTAGAACTACTTGAGGAATCAGCCTTATGTTCATTCCATAGATTCCTACCATACTCAACAGCCTTTTCATCTTTGTGTTGTTTGTATCTTTTGTAGTTATTATTATTGTGAAGAATCAAATAGTTCTTTGCAACAATACTGAAGTAAGAAAAAGCCTTACCTTTTCCTTCTTTGAATTTATGTATATTACTTACAAGATTAGAAACAACTTCGTGTTTTACATCTTCACTCGATACATCAAAATAATAAAACTTGAATGTATGAATAAGATTTTCTGCGAGTTTCTCAAAAGCAAATCTGATGTGTTCATTATAAATTGTATTCCTCAGATTTGGGTCTGTTGAATTATTATAACGAATGATTGCTTTTTCCGTTCCATCGTGGAAGTACATATTCTTTTTACTTTTTTTACGAGGCATTTATATTATCTCCCTTTGTGTATTTTTCTAATTTCCTTAGAGAAGTTTTTATCGTTCTCCAAATCGTTCCAACTTCATCATCAGCAGCAAATCCACCCGATGAGTCTGCTTCTGTGATTTCGTTCTCTACTTGTTGTAAATCATTTTCAAGGTCTACCAACCAATCTTCTAACTTCTCATTCTTTCTCATCAAGTTTATTGAACTATAGATGAAAGCTGAGTTTGTTATGATTAGTAAACCTAAGATATAATTTACGAATGGTAATTCTATCATTTCTCCATATCTCCGAATAGTTCATCAAATAAATCGTTAGCACCTTTTGTCACAACTTTTTCTTCTTTTTCTACTTTCTTCACTTCTTTAGCAACAACTTGTTTGATGTTTTTTGTTATTTTCTCTTCTCCTCTTTTCCACATATCGTATTCAATGTGAGTGGCCATAGAGTCTGCCTGATGTAATATATAAGCAATATTACTTTTGAGTTGTCTATCAGGAGAATATCCAATGTAATAAGGTTTGTTAGCCTCTTCATAAAGTCCATCAGTAAGTCTCAAACCAATGTATTCATTCTCTGTCAATGGTATCCCAAAGTGTTGTAATAAGAACAATGCCCTATCAGTAACAGTCATAAATTGTAAATCACCATTATGTGAAAATATTAGTCCTTGATTCTTACGATGCCAATCTGATTCATTTGGTGTGTAATATTCATTGTATAAATCACCAACTTTACCTAAGTCGTGGTGGATAGCCGCCATTGCCAATTCTTCGTCTGTGAAGTTTATTGTAGCACCTTTCTCTTCCCATTGTTGTTTGATAGATACTGCACATCTATAAACATGCAAAACATGCTCAACATAACCACCGACATATGCATTATGGTAATGTTCTTTACCACTAGCTGGTGCGATAGACATTCTATCCTCAAAGTATTTATACATCTCTAAGAGTTTTTCTTTTCTCTCTCCATCGAATTCACCTTCAATCAACTGAATCAGTTCATTCCAATTATTTACTATTTGTTCTGGTGTCAATTGTTTCATTTGTTATTCTCCAATCTTCTTTTGTGAATCTTTGTATGCCTTTTTCATATTATACTTAAATTCTTTTATCATCCCAATGTTCTCACCATCACGACCTTGTGCCATCATTTCTTTTCTAATACTAACATACTCTGGCCATCTTGCCATTAATTTTTCGTGTTCCTTATTGTGGAACTCAGCATCTCTATATAGAGAACATCCACCATCTTGATATGAACCCCAATGTGCTGAATATAAATCTGTTCTTCTGTTTGTGTAACCTCTTGTCAAATACTCTAACATAAAATTAGCATCTTCTCCAACCTGACACCAATCCCAAAGTATTTCATCTCGTATTGGTTTTAATTTTTTACCATCGATACAATGCATAGAATTAAAAAATATATTATCTGCTATAGAACCTAATGGTGGTAAGTTTGTTCTCCTATGTCCTATATGTAATAAAGTTTCTTCCTTATCAAACCACTCATTAAACTGAGCAAACATTTCTACGAAGTCTCTATATTCCATTTTCCATTTGGACATTGGTTTACCATCTTCCTTCAATACATCAGGAATGTATACACCATTGATTCGTAAGTCACCATAGTACTTTCTATTTCTCCTATAAAAAATAACATCATCATCCCACATACAAAATCTCTGTTCATCAGCGTGGTATATAATTTCTTTCCTAACTTTTGAAATCCTATCAAGTTCATCAGGTAGTACTAAATATTCTGCATCATATTTGTATAAATCTTTTTCTCTTTCGTGTATTACAAAACAAACTTTTTCTCGTAATTGACTTGGTAGATTATCCCAAGTTACTTGTTCTTCTGGTCGTCCAAGTGTAGGTATATATATTTTATCAATCATCTAAAATGTCCATTAATTTTTTATTAAACAATTCTTCATAATATTCTAAAGGTTTAGTAACTTTCAAGTACTTCTTTTTTATAGTTTTTGATAGGTCTAATTTACGACTTTTTTTCCTTAAAGTCAAGCACTTTTTTTCAATATCTTCAAAAGAATAACATCTTTGCCAATCTGTAGCAACTAATTTATTATCACAATCATAATTTTTCCAAACTAATGGTATCACATCACAAGCTACTGCCTCATTATATCTTGATGTAAAATGTTCTTCTTGACCTGGCCAGTTGAAACATAAAGTAGCATTACACTCTGTTATATGTGGTAGAATATTTGTCATATTTTTATCGAACTTATGTGTATATTTAAATCCATCAAAATAACCAATCATATTATTGGTAATATCACTTTCATATATTTCTTTTAGTATCGTATGTCTTTCGTCTTTAGATTCTTTTCCAACAAACAATGGTTCAACAAATTTAGTTTTCAACTCACAACCCTCTGTTCCATACTTTACAATTTTACCATTTAAAAAATAATCCTTTACTTTATAATCTCTCATATCTGAAGTCATATCAATCTTATATCTTTTTGATGTTCCCCAATATCCAAAATCTTTTTTCTTTGTTGTATCAAGATTTAATTTTCTAATGTTTAGATATTTTAGATGATGTATCCCACCTGGAAATTCACTCTCATCTAATCTATAAAATTTTAATTCAGGTATCATCTTAAATACTTTGTCTCTGTATAATTCTATTGTATCTGCCTTATCACTTGATAATATAACAATCTTTCTTGGTTTGACATTTTCTAAAAGAGCTTCTCTCAAGTATTGTACCAATCCCCAAGTTCTTCCCATTTGAAAATTAGAGATTCTACCATAGATATTATATGCAAATTCTGCTTCACTTGGTATAATCAACACATCAGAATCCGTAATTCTTTGATAGTCTCTGATATTATTTCTATTTTTCTCTCTTGATGGTAATGAACAATTATGTGTTTCTATCGTATGTGGCCACCCATCATTCTTCTCAATAAAGTTATCCAATAGATGATACATAGAATCAACTATATGATTCAATGCTTCTCCTTTATAATATTCTGAACTTCGTAGTCTTGTAACTACTATTTTCCCACATTCCAAAATAATGCCCCTTCCGTTGCCTTTTCTTTTATGAAAGTCCATGCCTTACTATCATAAGTCAATGAACTTGGAAATGGTGGTCTTTCGTCTTTCTTACATTCTTGTTGGAATGTATATTTAGAACGAAATGTTTCTGCCCTACCCATCTCTTCTTCTGTTGTGTTGTGTCCAATCTGAACACCATATACTTTAGCGTCTGGCCAAGCATTCTGTAATCCTCTACTCAATACACCACTACTCATAACCGTCCACACCTCTTTAGGTTGGATGTCAAGACTTAATGCTGCACGAGTCATTGCTTCTATGATTATGGGATGGTCACCACCAAATGGAATAAGATGTGATTCAGTTTCCTCACAATAAACTCTGGCTTTGTGTTGTATGTTTGATAAGTATCCCATTGGAACTTGTATGATATTACAACCTAATTTTTCAGCCTCAATGGTTAGCCAAGTCTTCTCACCCTTTGGTACGGTTACGGTACATTTTCTACCCAAGTCGTGACAAGCATAAGCCAAAGATAATTGAGCGTATCCTTGTCGTGGTGAAGCATATACAAACTCTTTTACATCAGGTCTTGATGCAACATACATTGTGAATGCTCTTCGTTTAGTTCCACCATCAAGTAGGTCATCACGAACAACTCTGATACCATCAAACTCTTCCACGATTGGTATCGGTAACTTTACATCACACTCGATATCATCATAACCATAATCTAAGAATTTAGACATTTAGATATTTCCTTATGTAA